AATCGCAACATCGTCACCCCATAAAATACGGAAATTGCAAGTGCGACCAGCAGTTCCAAAGCGAGACTTTTCAATTTTTGCTTTAACCTCTGAACCAATTCTATACCCCTTATCATTAACAACGAAACTCTTCTTTGCCTTGCGACCGGTAAGCCAAATACGTAATGAATACGCATAGTTAAGCGACTTTCCTCCCGGCGTGACGTAAGGCGTCGTAAGCATTTCGTGCGGCAGACGTGTGATATTGGACTTCAATTGATTGAGAACGAGCAATGTGCTCTTTGAGTTTGCAACCGAGATAAGCAACTTTGACATTGCCTTTCCCAAGATACGAGCCTTCAGGGCCATCGAACTCTGCGGATTGAAATCCCCAGCGAGATCGCCGGTTGCGGGCGTGAAAGCCATCGAATCCCAAATGAACAGAGTGCGTTCTTGGCCGGAGGCCATGATGGTTTCAATAGTTTCAAGCACAAACTCTACCGAGTATGCCTGCACATACAATAGAGTTTCAAGGTCACAGCCGGCTTTCGACAGGAATGACGGATCAATCGCAGATTCCGAATCGAAATAAACGACTTGCATTCCCATTTTCTGAGCGTTTGCTGCGGCTTGCGCTGCAAGGAAGCTTTTGCCTGTTGCTTCCAAGCCGGCGATCTCGCTAATCTTCCCAACAGGGATTCCGGCAATCTTGCCTCGACAGATAATCGAGTTTAGCCACCGAGATCCTGTGGGAATCCATTCAGTTACTTCTGTGGGGTTTTCGCCAACCAGCGAATGCGCCACTTCCATCCCTGCTTTTTTATTGATCATCGCCCGAAGATCAGCAGGAGACATTTTACCGGGCTTAGTTTTTTTAGCCATTCTACCCCTCATAGTTTCGCCTCAATCCAGTGTCAGAGTGCCAAACGGTGTCTTCACCGAAGCCTCCCATCCGGAGATTGAAGTTCCTGTATTAATTAGTTGGTGAAGCGGAACGCGAATCGTTGTTGTGACTGTGCAATACCCTCGTTTGTAGTCGTATGATTCCGTATTTGACTCGAACAAGCTAAGATCATATGCATGCTCAGAAAGCGCTTCAGAAATGTATTCTTCAAACCACCCTTCACGATCATAGTCGTCCAAATATCCGTCTTCGCGAAGCTGAAGGAAGATGTTGTTCCCCCAACTATCAAAAACATCAAGTCCTTTGGTCGTCACCCATGAAGCTAATTCGCCGGCCATTCCAGCACCATTCCAGATCTCAGCCGGACTGTGCTCGTTCCGAAAATCAACGCCTTCGCCGGCCTCTTGAGACAGCGTAACCATTGTATCTTCTGGCAGGTTCATACTCTTTAAATTCTCTAGTGTGCTCAATTTATACTCCCTCGTTTTATTAATAAAGTGTGAGACATCTGTGACCCCATGCCTCCCTGCGGGAGTGATCTAGTCTGACTCTTCAGAAACGACTTCACCAGTGTCGCCCGAACTGTCTTCTTTGTCTCCGCAACCGGATAGAATACAGAACGCGGCTAGTGTGATGGCGTACTTCATTTGATCACCTCCTTTTTTTTGGATTTTGAGACACTTAGCCGCTGTCTCTCACGGAATCAAAAATGTAGAATGAAATTAGAATAAAAAATAGCCGCCCCGGATTCGAACCGGGATTGACCACAACAGGAATCGAACCTGCCTTCGCAACGTCTCGCGTGCCAACCAGGGCTGCGGCTAAAAATGTGAGGCACCTGATAACCCTGTGCCTCCCTGTGGGATGTAATGACGACTTAGAAGGGCAAGTCGGCTTCTGGATAGCTTTTGCCACCAGAAGTCAGACGTGCAAACGCTGCATCTACAGAGTTACCAGAACCATACTTTTGGGATTCAGCACTGTTCATCTCTGCATCAACATCATCGGAGAGATATTCGTCGAGCATTGCTTGTATTTGCGAGGGGGATTTTCGCTCATACAGATTCTCGAAATCGGGGATGCTTTCGAGAAGTTCATTGCAACGGTCGCCATCTCCGACGGCATCATCACATAGCGGGCTTGTGCGCCGGCGGGGGGTGAGAGTAGTTTGGGGGTAAGCACCGGGAGTTTTAGGGAGGGTGTATGTAAGGGTGATATCTGTTCCTTCATCCACATCTGTAATATCACCGTACTCGGGGTTGAGCACATAACCAATCAAAGTCTCATAGGCCCGCTTTCCATAAGACCAGACTTTGACACCCTTAGCCTCTTCGCCACGCACAAGGACAGGTGAGGCAAAGCGCTGACGAGAGAAGAGGCTTTTCGCTTGCTTCTTCAATTCATCGTCATTGGATGCCACACCTTCACGCCACAATTTGGATGCGAAATCACAAATCGGGCAATCATCACCGAAGTTTTTCTTCGAGCACAGGAAACCACGGTTGTTTCCTACGTTATAATGGAAGTGGAAATCCTTGAACGGGTCACCGTCTTCTGGACACATGATTCGAATGGTCTGGTCGCCTTCATCGGGTCGCCAGAAAATCGAAACCTCTCCACTTCCTTTGTTGTTCAGTTTATCAAGCTTCGCTTGCATTTTACTCATATCAAGAGCCATAATATTATCTTCCTTTTTGTTTTTAGTTGTGGGTAGTTTTTACCCTAAAGTCAGTGAAGTAAATTTCCCTCACTGCTGTATACATTATATGATCAATTGTCCTTAATGTCAAGAACTATTTTAGGTTTTTTAATCTTTTTTTTCCTCTCGTCCATAGTCATCTTGCAACCTGACAACATCGTCAAGATGCTTAGTGCTGACCTCGATCAAATCGACGGCAGCGGATCCAGCGGCAAAGCGATGGATCAATCCTGTTTGAATTTCCCTGTGTTGACCGGGCTTCAAAAGCTCGGTTGTGACATGCTCTCTGGGATTTTCGGCAGTGCCCATGGTGACAAAGTGCAAAGTGCCTTTGGTCACATAGATCGCTTCCTCTTTCTGCTCGTGATATTGGAGTGAAAGTTTGTGGCCCTTATTAATATGGATGTGTTTTCCAACGTAGCCACCCTCATCTGAACTCATGGCCCAAATGATCTCATAGCCCCATGGTTTGTCCACTTTATACATTGAATTCTTCCCCTTGAATTACACTGGTTCTTGCAATACAGTATCCATAGTCTTCTTCGTATTGCGTTGTGTATACATTATAGCTTGTTTTGATTCCTGTGTCAAGCTTTTTCTTCATAATCTCTTTAATTTTTTTGCCAAGCGTTCCATCAGTCTTAAGCTTCTCTTCGTTATAGGCAAAGAAGAACGTCTTTTCAGTGATGCGCTCCAAGGGATAAAATAATTGCTCGTTACCAGTTTCGGTATTGAGCAAGCCAATGGTGGAGATTCTGGCTATCTCGGAGCGCTCGTCCGGACTTCCCATGATCGGCTTAGAGTTGCGGAAAACATTGATCATATGATAGGTCGAAGCCAGCAGAGTGTTAAGCCTGTCATAATAGCCAATCAAAGGAACATCTCCAAGTATGGATTCTAGAGAATTATTATTAAATAAATTAATTTCTTCAAAGAGTCCAGATCTTGCAAACTGCTGAAGAACCTGAAATGACACTCGCTCTCTCTTTGCGCCCAGTGAGCCAATGGAATCTACATCTGGACGGATATAATTCACATGAAGACTCCGATCCTTGATCTGCTCCAGTGTTGCCAAAGAAGCACCACTTATTTTACCGGAGCCGGCCATGAAGAAGTGAACTTTATTCCCTATTTGAGAATCAAGAGTTTCCAAACTAGGTGGATTCTGCTCATAATCTTCTGTTTTTTGAAAATTAGGCAGTGAAACGTGCCTTTCCCCTCCGGTTCCATGATCTATATAAAAATCATTATATACGGGGTGTTTTTCGAGCAAAGAAACGACATTACAGCCCGCTTTGCCAAGTCCAATCAGACTCTCCATTTAACTGCCTTCATGTTTCCATAGTTTGTCCCTGCGCTAATTGAAACAGGAAAGTGACCAAGAGGCGTGTCGCTGAAAATTTTGCTGATTTCATAAA